TACAACGCCTACGTGTCCAACTCCATGCCGAACAGCACTGCTGTGTTCGCTAACTTCAGCGACATCATGATCGGCTTCTGGAGCGGTCTGGACATCATGGTTGATCCCTACACCGGCTCTGCCTCTGGCACCGTCCGCGTGGTCGCCATGCAGGACTACGACGTTGCTGTGCGTCACCCTGAGTCCATCTGCAAACTGTCCTGATAAAGCTGAGCAGGTATGCGCATCCAAATGCTGAAGTCAACCGTCGTTGACTTGAAACCGGTCCAGATTGGCGATTTTGTTGAGACGGACCAAAAATCAGCGCTTTTGCTGATCGGCATTGGAAAGGCAATGCCTGCTCCTTTACCTCAGGAAGTTGTGATCGAGGCTGAAGAAGAGCCTCAAATCGTCAAACCCGCTCCCAAACGGAGAAAGACCAATGCTTCACAACCTCGGGTCTAAGACCTACGTCGGCAGCCTGCTCGGCGCTGACTCTCGCACCGCTTCTGCTAACGGCACCGGCTTCGACCTGCAAGGGTCCAACGATGCTGAAGGTGAAGCCATTGTCATCCTCGACTCTGAGGCTGGCAGCGGCACTTCGCCCACCCTTGATGTCAAGCTGCAGGATTCTGCAGACAACTCCTCTTGGAGTGACATCAGCGGCAAGACCTTCACTCAGGTGACGGATGGTGGCGCTGGTTTTGAAAAGATCAGCATCAACACCAACGACGTTCGTCGTTATGTCCGTGCTGTCGCCACTTTGGGCGGCACTTCTCCTGTGTTCGTGTTCGGCGTCTCGCTGGTTTACGGCAAGAAGTACGGCAACTGATCCTGATGGCACTTTCTGAGACGCTGGCATTTCTCAACACCGACGAATTCGGCACTACTTGTCGGATTGGTGAGGGCACTGAGTTTGTTGGCATCTTGGATTCGCCAGTGGATGTGATCGCGGGAGGTATGGCTCTTAGTCGGGAGTATTTGCTTACGGCAAAGACTTCTGATGTGAGTTCCGCCTCTCGCGGCACTTCTATTACTGTCGGTGGTTCGTCGTACACCGTGCGTGAGAATCGCGCAATTGACGACGGAGTTTTTTCTGAGTTGTTGCTGAGCAAGGTTTAAGAAATGGCTGTCCAGAGAGTCGCTACAAGAGCCAACTGGGCAGCACGCAATCCAATCTTGCTTCCGGGTGAAATTGGCTTCGAAACCGATACTGGCAACCAAAAGATCGGTAACGGAGTAGAAGTCTGGAATAAGTTGCATTACTACGGTTCACCGGGTCACTGGGGAGAGTTTTCAAGTAATGCAAATCAAAGCGCCACCGCAAACACACCTACTGAGGTCACTTTCAACAATACTGATCCTAACGGTGATGGTGTGCGAATAGAACTCAATAGTCGTATTACTGTCAACAATCCCGGCGTCTATGTATTTGAATTTAATTTGCAGCTATCAAACGCAGACACTCAAATTCATGACGCTCATTTTTGGTTGAGAATCAATAACGGCGGCAGTGATGGAGACGTTCCTTTAACCACTACGGCTGTCAGTGTTATTGAGTCGCATGGCGGAGTTCCCGGAAACAATAATTTATTGATCGATCACACGCTTGTTTTGGAGACTGAAGATTACGTGGAACTGATTTGGGCACCAAGCGATGCAAATATTACTTTGCAAGCGGGTGCTGCAATCACAGATCCTTACTCTCGTCCCTCGCGACCTAGCGTTGTTTTAAACGTGTACCAAGTCGCTGCTGCTTAAACATGGCTGATACCGTCCGCGAAAAGATTTTGCTGCGCATGAAGAGCAATCTTGATGCGATTACCACAGCAACTATTTACCGCTCACGTGTTGAGCCATTGGCGCGTGGCGAAGTGCCCGCGATCATCATTGAACCTGTCAACGATCAGCCGGTCGATACCAGCTTCTACGACAAGCTGGATTGGACCATGCGGGTCAGGGTGACGACCCTTGTTCGCGCAGCAGTGCCGGATGACGACTCTGATGCCTTCACGCAGCTTGTGCATTCCAAGCTGATGGCAGACCAAACCTGCAATGGCAACGCCCTTGACTTGACACCTGATCGGACGGACTTCAGCCTGTACGAAGCTGATGTACCTTTGGGCATCATCAGTCAGGACTATTTGGTGCGTTATCGCACTAAGAGAACTGATCTAACTAGCAACTGACATCATGGCTAAAATCAGTAAGGAAGTTCCCAATCCCGGCGCGGGCGGCAGTTACTTGTTTGACCCTAAAACTGGGAAACTTACACTGATCACAGAACCACCCGCTCCTACCGACGATGGCACTGACTCGCAAGAGATTCCTGATTGCGAAGATTGAGTCAACCTATGGGACCGATTCGACTCCCGTAGGCGGCTCTAACGCAATCCAAGTTACCAACCTTGAGGTAACTCCGATTGAGTCTGACAACGTTCAGGCTGCTGCTTATCAAGGATTCATTGGCAACAGCACTCGTGCCACCTTGGTTGCGAACAAGCGAGTCAGCGTCACCTTTGATGTTGAACTGGCTGGTTCTGGCACCGCTGGCACCGCTCCTGCCTTTGGTCCGCTGCTGAAGTCCTGCGGTCTGTCTGAGACCGTTGTGGCCGACACCAGCGTCACCTATGCAGGTGTGAGCAGCAGCTTTGACTCTGCAACCATTTACTGCTTCTACGACGGCACCCGCCACAAGATCACTGGCGCACGCGGCTCTGTCAGCTTCAATTTCACCGCTGGTCAGTTCGCTGTTGCCAGCTTCAACATGATCGGGATCTACAACGCTCCTGATAGCACTGCCCTGTCTGGCGCCTTCACTGTTGCAAACCAAGCTGCAGCACTTGAGGTCAACGACACCAACATGACCACGGCCACCTTCTTTGGTGAGACCAGTCAGCGCATTGAATCGTTCGATCTGTCCCTGAACAACGAACTGATTTACAAGGAGACCGCTTCCAACAAGGAAGTGCTGATCACCAACCGTGCTCCCGGTGGCACTGCAGTGATTGAGGCTCCCGCAATTGGCACCACCGATTACTTCGCTGATGCAGTGGGCGTTTCGACTGCTTCGACCAGCCTTGTGCTTGGAGCAACTGGTGGCAACATTGTCACCCTGACGGCTGCCCAGACTGATGTTACTGGAGTATCCTACGGCGATACCAACGGCGTAGTTTCGCTCTCGATGCCCTACTTGGCTCTGCCAACGACCAGCGGCAACGACGAACTCAGCCTCCAGTTCACCTGATTCCTAATGGCATTCGTCCTCAAGAAGGTTGCGTCTTACAAGTGGCCGGTCAAGGTAGAGATACCTGTAGACGGCGGTAAGTTTGAAACTCAAACGTTTGACGCAATCTTCAAGAAGATGAGTCGCTCCTCCTTTAACGATCTCGTTGACAAGGGTGATGACGCTCTTGTTGACGGGATCCTTGAAGGTTGGGATGGTATTACTGACGAAGCTGGCAAGGAGGTTCCGTTTACACAGAAGACCAAAAAGGAACTGTGTGACGATCCGTATGTCATGAAGGCGATCATTCAGGCATACGCTGACAGCGTTACTGGAGCGCCCGCAAAAAACTAAAAGAGGCCGCTGCTTACTGGGCGAAGGGCGGCGTCATTGACGAGCGGGAGAACGATCTCAAAGCTTTGGGCGCAAGTCCAGAGCAGATTGCTGCGATTGAACTTGAAGAAGTTCAACGCGATTGTGAAGTGTGGGAGGAGAACTGGGAGACTGTCCTGATGTTCATCCGTATGTCAACGCAATGGCATACAAGCATGGCTGGGATGACGGGATTGAACTACCCGAGTCTGGAATGGCTCTGTAAGCTGTATTCAGCCAAGGATCCTGTTGCCATTTTTGAAGGCATACAGGTGATGGAAATGGCAGCTTTAGCCATCCTGAACGCAAGCCGCAAATGAGCCAGACCACTGAACTGCTGCTGAGGATCCGGCAACAAGGCGGTCAGGAACTTGTCAAGCTGCAAGGCAGTTTGAAGAACCTTGGCCAGCAGACTTCTGCTACCAATGTCAATTTCAAAGAGTTAGCGCAGGAACTAAAAAAGGTTCAGGCGACTTCAACGCAAAGCATTAACAACCTGAAGGGTTATGCAAATGCTTGGAAAGAGATTGCCAATAGTGTTGACGTTACTTCTGATGAATTCCGCATTGCACGCGCTGAATCGACTGCTCTTGAGGCACGTCTAAAAACTTTTCAAGGTTCACAAACTGCTGTAGCCAATAATTTCAGAAATATTGCAAGCGCTGCGAATCAGGCCGCAGCGGCAATGCGGACCACTACCGGTTTGATGCGTGACCCTTTGACGGGTGCGTATCGCGGTACTGCAGGTAGAACTCAATACGATGCGCCGATTGGACCAGCGCTGCCTCCTGACGTTGCTGGCCGTATTGCTCAGCAGCAACGAGAAGCAGCATCGCAAGCAGCGCGTGATGCTAGGCGTCGCATCAAGATGCAGGAACGTGCGCAATACATGGGTGCCGAAATTGGAGCACGTGATCCACGTACCGGTGCTTTGATTGCTGGTCCTTTTAGGGAAGCCTCTCCCTATTTCCAAATGGGACGGCAATATGCTGCTCCAATTGGACCCATGCCTGCCGCAGCAAGGCGTGGTTTGCCATTTGGACGCATTGCACGCACTGGTGGCGCAATCGCTGCTGCAGGCATTTTTGGTGGTCCTGAAGGCGCGTTGGGTGCTGGCATTGGCAGCATTTTTGGTGGTCCTGCTGGCGCCGCAATTGGCGGCGCTGTTGGCGCACAAATATCAATGTTGCGCAAAGCGATTGGAGATACTGGAACCTATCTTGCCGAAATCAAGAAATTAAATATTGCACTTGCTGGTGTTAGCAAGAGCCAGAAAGACTTTAACGACAACATTGAAAACATTTCAAAACTCAGCAAGCAATTTCTAATTCCTCTAAAGGACACCACTCAGCAATACACAAAGCTTCAAGCTAGTGTTGCTGGCGCTGGCATGACCAGCCAAGAAACGGAAAAGGTTTTCAAAGGCATTGCAGCTGCAGTTACAGCGACTGGAGGCAGCACTGAAGACCTTAATTCTGCACTGCGGGCGACTTCTCAGGTATTTAGTAAAGGCAAGGTATCGGCTGAAGAACTTCGCCAACAAATTGGTGAGCGTTTACCGGGCGCATTCACGATCTTTGCTGATTCAATTGGCAAGACGCCTCAAGAACTCGACAAAGCACTTGAAAACGGCGAAGTCACACTTGAGGACTTCATTAAATTCTCGGAAGAACTCTTCAAGCGATATGGAAACACGGCAAATTTAATTGCTGAGGCACCAGAAAATGCAGGCAAACGCTTGCAAATGGCCTTGGACAATATTGCGGTTCAAATTGGCCGCTTTGCCGGACCTATCGGCGCTGGCTTCCAAGCAATTGCAACAAGCATTGTTGAAGGTTTGACACCAGCATTTGAAGCTTTTGCCAATTTGCTTGACCTTCCAAAGGTTGCAGCAAAAGAACGTTTGGCTCAAATCAAGCGCCAAATACCGCAAAAAGAATTAGATATTCAAACCTATCGCGGCATGGCACAACTGCTTGGTGCTAGCGGCGGGATGTTCAATATTCAGGCCGATGTAGCAGAAATGTCTCTCAAACAACTGAGAGGCGAACAGGCAACGCTGGAAGGCGTCGTCAAGGGAATTGGCAAAGGACTGGGAGACAATGTTTACAAGCCGGGTGGAGCGCTTGATAAAGGTGGCAAAAAGAAAAAAGAAATTAAAGACATTACAGAGTCCGAACTTTTCTTGTACAACAAAATTGAAGACGCGCTTGATTCAGGCAATCAGCTTCAGGCTGAATTTTTACAATCTTCCTTAAAACTGCTTCAAGTTCAACAGCAACTTGACAAAGGCGAAATCAAGGCCAACAACGCAGCCAAGGAACGTCGTCAAGCGCAGGGTCAAATTTATAGGGCAATCGAGGCTCAACGTGAGTCAATGAATGCTGTGAGTCAGCAATATGTTGATCAAAAAGAAAGTGTTAAAGAGCAAATGCAGGCGCTGGAAATTCAATATGGGTTGACGACACAAAAGCAAGCAGAGGAGATTGCTTTTGAGCAACAGATGGATGACCTGCGCAAAGCGGCAAAATTCACCACATTGGCTAAGGACGTTGAGGAACTAATCGCAAAACTACGGAATGCCCGCCAAGCAGCAGAAAGTTTTGGCAATCAAATTTCCAAGTCTTTTGCTGAAACTGTTAAACAGTCTGGTGAATTGGCTCAAAACTTAGGTGCGACTCTTGGCAATGCTTTCTTGGGTCTCGGCGATCAGCTGGCTGATTTTGTCACCACCGGCAAAATGCAATTCGCAGATTTTGCGCGTTCAATACTGAATGATCTTGCAAAGATCTTCATCAAATTTGCAATGTTCCAAGCATTGAAGGCAATTGTTCCAAGTGGCAGTGCGTTTGGAAAATTCCTTGGTTTCGCCGATGGCGGCATCATGACCTCCAATGGATCGATGCCTTTAAGGCGCTACGCAAACGGTGGAATTGCTACTAGTCCTCAGATAGCCATGTTTGGCGAAGGCAGCCGTCCTGAGGCTTACGTGCCGCTGCCTGATGGCCGCAGCATCCCTGTCACCATGCGTGGTGGTGGTGAAATGGGCAACATTGTGGTCAACGTTGATGCTGCTGGTAGTGCAGTACAAGGCAACCAGCCTGATGCCAATAAACTGGGTGAAGCACTTGGCATGGCAGTGCGTCAGGAACTTATTCGCCAGAAGCGTCCCGGAGGCTTGCTCTCGTAATGGCTACCTTTGACGATTCCACTGTTGGCACCAGCACTGGCGGAACAACGCCTGATTTTGGTGCAGTCAAAAAATCAGATCCAAAGACTCGCGTCGTTCAGTTTGGTGATGGATACCAGCAGCGTTTGATGTATGGCATTCCGTCTCACATGAACCCCAAAATTTGGGATTTGACATGGACTGCAAAAACAAATTCGGATGCGGATGCAATAGAGGCGTTTTTTGATGCTCGCGCTACTGATGCGGCAAGTTTTGATTGGACGCCAATTGACGAGTCAACTGCTTACAAGTGGATCTGCAAGACATGGCAGCGTGAACATCAATACGCAAACATCAACCGTATAACGGCAACGTTTGAGCAGGTGTTTGAACCGTAATGGCAGTCCCTGTTTCTGAACTACAGAAGATCAACCCAAGCAGCATTATTGAACTGTTTGAGTTGGAACTATTCGCCAATATCCACGGCAGCGCCTTCACCTATCGCTTCCACGCTGGCACTAATGCATTAACGACCAACGGTGACATCGTTTGGGACAGCAATACCTACAGCAAGTTGCCCATTGAGGCTGAGGGATTTGAGTACAACGCCGAAAGCGGCAGCCTGCCCCGTCCGACAATCCGCGTTGCCAACTTGCTCGGCAGCATCACAGCAATTCTGCTTGATGTAAACACCACCACGGCAGGCAATGATCTGACTGGCGCCAAGCTGACTCGCATTCGCACATTGGTGCGTTACATCGACGGTGCAAATTTCACTGGCGGCACCAATCCTTACGGCACCCCAGACACCACCGCCAAGCTGCCTTCTGAAATTTATTACGTCGCCCGTAAGGTCACAGAAACTAGAGACCTTGTTGAGTTTGAACTTGCTGCAGCTTTTGACCTTGCTGGTGTTCGCGCCCCTAAGCGTCAATGCAGCGCCAACCTTTGTCCTTGGATTTACAAAGGCTCAGAGTGCGGCTACAGCGGCAGCAGCTATTTCGACGAAAACGACAAAGCGGTGACGGCTTCTGCCGACGACAAATGCGGCAAGCGTTTAACCAGCTGCCAAGCACGTTTTGGATCTACTGCTGAATTGCCTTTTGGTGGCTACCCCGGCATCGGAGCATTTAACGGATGAACCCGACCGCTAAGGCAGCAGCACTGGAACACGCCAAGGAGGAAGATCCACGCGAAGCCTGCGGTTTGTTGGTGGTCATCAAGGGTCGCAAGCGTTATGTCCCATGCCGAAATCTGGCAGAGGGCAATGAGTTTTTCATTCTTGACCCTGTTGACTACGCCGCCGCTGAAGACAAGGGCGAGGTTGTTGGCGTGGTGCATAGCCACCCAGTCACGCCACCGATCCCAAGTGAGGCTGACAAGGTTGCTTGCGAGAAATCGGGTTTGCCTTGGTACATCGTCAACCCCAAGACGGAGCAATGGGGTCAGGTGTCGCCTGAAGGCTACAAAGCACCGTTAATCGGGCGGTCATGGGTTTGGGGCGTCAGCGATTGCTGGACGCTGGTCCGCGACTGGTACGGCGAGCAAGGAATTGAATTGCCCGACTGGGATCGCCCGACGACTCCAGAAGAGTTCAACCAAAACCCAATGTTTGATGATTGTTGGCGTGAGGCTGGCTTTTACGAGGTGGACATTGCCGAAATGCAGGCTGGCGACGCCATGTTGATGGCGATTGACTCCAACAAACTGAATCACGTCGGCGTCTACATCGGTGACCAGCTGGTGTTGCATCATTTACGTGGTCGCCTGTCCAGTCGTGACTTATTGGGCGAGTGGCTTTTAAAATGCACCGGTAGGGTCTTGCGCTATGGAAAAGGAAATTAGGCTCTATGGACCATTGGCCAAATTCATTGGTCAACGCAAATTTTTAGCGGAAATCAGCAGCGCAGGCGAAGCGGTCAGGATGCTGCTGGCTAATTTTCCGGGATTGGATCGTCATATGGCTGATCAGCATTACAAGGTGATTGTTGACGACTACGAAACTGACGTAGAAGAACTGCAATATCCAGCTAGTCAAACCATCAAAATCGTTCCAATTTTGGGCGGTGCAGGAGGTGGTACGGGGAAGATCATTGCTGGCGTTGCCTTGATTGCTGCTTCGTTTTTATTGCCGGGCGCGGGCATGTTTGGTGCAACTAGCGTTTTTGGTGCAACCGCAGCAACAGGTTGGACTGCTGCTGGCATTGCAACAACCATTGGCACAATTGCCTCGGCTGTCGGTGTTGCCCTTGTTTTAGGTGGCGTTTCGCAGCTGCTATCGCCTACGCCGCAACTTGGTCAAATTGGTCCAGCATCGCAATCATTAGGCGGCAGTCGCACCACTACAACGGAAGGCACCGAAATGGACCCGCAAGAGTCCTACAGCTTTAGTGGGATTCAGAACACCAGTCGCCAAGGAACTCCCGTGCCTGTGGTCTATGGCGAAACTATCGTGGGATCGGTGGTGATCTCCGCTGGCATCGACGTTGACACGATCTGACATGGCGAAGAAAAAGCAGAATCAGATCATCGGCGCAGGTGGTGGCGGCGGTGGCGGTGGTGGGCAAACAGTTGTCCAGCAAACCGTTGTTGTTCAGCAGTCCGCACCCCCAGCTGTCAGAACGCCAATCCGCACGGCGGACAATCTGGCGTCTACCGCCTTTGGCAACATTCTTGACCTGCTTTGCGAAGGCGAGATCGAAGGTTTTCCGTCTGCGCGTGATTACACCCGTGGCACAGATAATTACAACAAAGCACTGCTTAAAGATGTTTATCTAACTGATACGCCAATCCTGCGATCTGGCGCTGATGTAACAAACCTTACGGAGGCAGATTACAACTTCAAAGGTGTCACCGTTGACGCACGGTACGGCACCAACGCGCAAACCTATATTCCCAAATTTGGCGAAACAACCGAAGACATTAAAAGCGTCAACGTAGAGATTCTTCAGGCAACGCCAGTCACTCGGCAAATCACCGACACCAACGTTGATGCAGTGCGCGTCAGCATTGCAATCCCGAGGCTTGAGCGTGGCACTGCTGAGGGCGATGTGCTTGGCACTAGCGTGACGATCAGCATCCAACTGCAATACAACGGCGGCGGCTACACCACCGTCAAAACTGACACGATCAGCGGGCGTACAGCGGATAAATACGAACGCGATTATCTAGTCGATATTGATGGCGCATTTCCTGTTGATCTGCGCGTGGTGCGTGATTCAGCAGACAGCAGTGATACAAACGTAAATCCCACCTATTTCACGGCTTACACCGAACTGATTTATCAGAAACTGCGCTACCCCAACAGCGCGCTGGCGGCGGTCAGATTCCAAGCCGAGCAGTTCAATAACATCCCTGCGCGGGCATATCGAATCCGTGGCATCAAGGTCAAGATCCCCAACAATGCCACTGTCGATGCAGCGACCGGGCGGCTTACCTATAGCGGCACTTGGACTGGCACCTTTGGGGCTGCTCAGTGGACCACCTGCCCCGCTTGGATTTTGTATGACCTGCTAATCAGCAAGCGTTACGGCTTTGGCGACCATGTTGCCGAGGCGCAGCTGGACCGGTTCGCCTTCTATTCCGCTTCACAATATTCCAATGAGCTTGTAGATGATGGCACTGGCGCAGGCACTAAAGAAGCACGTTTTAGCTGCAATGCCCTGATCCAAAACCAATACGAGGCATACAAGCTGATCAATGACCTTTGCTCGGTCATGCGCTGTCAGCCGTATTGGGCGACTGGTGCGCTAACGATTACGCAAGATAAGCCAACTGATTCCAGCTACCTGTTCAACCGCTCCAACGTGCTGGAGCCGGGGTTTAGCTATGCAGGCAGCGACCTGAAGACCCGCCACACGGTTGCAGTTGTCAGCTATTTGGATCTGGACAGCCGCGAGCAGAACTACGAAATTGTTGAAGACCGCGACGCCATCGACAAGTACGGCTGGGTCGCTACTGAGATCAAAGCCTTTGCCTGCACCTCGCGCGGTCAAGCCAACAGGCTGGGGCAATGGATCCTGTACTCCGAGCAGCAGGAAACTGAAGTTTGCAGCTTTAGCGCCTCAATTGATGCCGGTGTGTTGGTCCGCCCCGGTGCTGTTGTTGACGTGCAAGACCCAATGCGGTCTGGTGTGCGTTTCGGCGGCAGGATTGTCGGCTCTGGTGCAAAGACGGTTTCAGTTGACGACACCACCGGATTGCCAAGCAAGGATGCAACGATCAGTGTTCTGCTACCTGATGGAACGCTTGAAACCAAGACGATCACAAGCCGCACTGGCGTTCTGATCACGGTTGACAGCAACTGGACAACGCAACCGCAGAAGAACAGTGTTTGGGTGATTCAAACCACCGCAATCCAGACCCAGCAATATCGCGTGCTGACGGTCAAAGAGCGTGAGGGCAACGTCTATGACATCACCGGACTGCTCTACAACTCCAGCAAATACGATTACGTCGAGCGTGGGTTCAAGCTGGCAACGCGCAGCATTACAAACCTCAACCCAATCCCTGATGCGCCAACCAGTCCGAAGGCATCAGAAAAGTTTTATGCCGCCAACGATCAAGCCAAGGTCAAGATCATCCTTAGCTGGGCAGCAGTCAAAGGCATCCCGCAGTACAAGGTGCGCTATCGCGCTGGTGACGACAACTGGGAGCAACTGACGGTCACCAAGCCTGACACCGAGATTCTCGATACCCGCGCTGCCACCTACAACTTTGAGATTTACAGCATCAACTCGCTGGGGCGGCAGTCTTCAGATTTTGCCAGCCTGACGTTTAACGCCATCGGCAAAACTGCTGTTCCGGCTCAGGTTCAGAACCTGCGGTTTGAGGCGACCAGCGAGAAAGAAGGCACGCTGAAGTGGGACGAAACCACTGAACTGGACGTTAAAAACGGAGGCAAGGTCTACATCCGTCATTCCAGCCTGACCGATGGCAGCGCCACTTGGAGCAATTCGGTTGACCTGATTGAAGCTGTCGCTGGTTCTGCCACTAGCGCCACGATCCCGCTGATTGAAGGCGAAGTGCTGGTGAAGTTCGCTGATGACGGCGGACGGCTTAGCACCAACGAGACAAGCATCATCATCGACCTGCCCGACACGCTTGGGCGGTTGCTGGTGGAAGATCGCCGCGAGGATCAGGACGCCCCGCCATTCCAAGGCAACAAGACCGACACGTTCTATAGCGAGGAATTTGACGCGCTAACGCTGGACGGCACCGAGGATCTGGACGACGTGACCGACGTTGATGATCTGCCCAGTTTTGATTTCATGGGTGATATCACCAGCAGCGGTGAATACGCCTTTACCGACACGCTGGATCTTGAGGGCGTGTTTTCGCTGGATCTGGAGCGGCGGTTTGTCACTCGCGGTTTTTACCCCGGCGACCTGATCGACGCCAAGACCGAACTGATCGACGACTGGGACGACTTCGACGGTGACACGGTGGATAAGGTCAACGCCAAGCTGCTGGTGCGCCGCACTGATGACGATCCAACCGGCACGCCAACGTGGACTAGCTGGCAGGATTTCGCCAACGGCACCTTTAAGGGTCGGGCGTTCCAGTTCAAGGCTGAGTTGACCAGCACCGACACCGCCCAGAACATCCTCGTGGATGAGTTGGGGTATCTGGCGCAGTTTGCCCGCCGCCAAGAGCAGAGCAGTGCAGCGGTTGCCAGTGGTGCAGGCGCCAAGGCAATCACCTTCGGCAATGCCTTCTTTACTGGTACGGCATCACTGCTGGGGACCAATAGCAACTTGCCCAGCATCGGCATCACGGCTCAGAACATGCAGAGCGGTGACTATTTCGAGGTCAGCAGCGTCAGCGCCACTGGTTTCACGGTGACCTTCAAAAACAGCAGCGATACCGCAGTGGATCGTAATTTCAACTGGAGTGCTGTTGGCTATGGCAAGGCTGGGTAGAGTAGACAAAAGACTGCGCTAGGCGGCTGTGGCAACGCACGATTACAACATTGCTAACGGCACGGGTTCGGCTGTCCG